CGCTACATAAATTTTATTCTACTAAATATTCTACATTTAAAGATATAAATATGGTAATACCCTTATATAAGCACTATGAACTGTGTTCTAGATTGTCTGCTGTACTGGTACGAATAATACGGTTGTGTGATGTTTATAATCCCGAATTTAAATTTTTTAATGATATTGCTATTCCAGCATTTAGAATATTAGAAGAAAATGGATTAAAGATAGACAAATCTAAAATAAATCCTCAATTTATTTCTAAATTAAAGGAATATAATAAATCCGACTATATATATTCGAATTATTCATTTAATACTGCCACCGGACGCCCTTCAAATACGTTTAATAAAATAAATTTTGCAGCATTAAATAAAAAGGACGGAACACGTGAAGCAATTATAAGCAGATTTAAAAACGGTATGTTATTAGAATATGACTACGCTGCATATCATTTGCAATTGATATCTGAAGTAATAAATTTTAAACTTCCTGCTGATAAAGATTTTCATAAATATATGGCTCAACAATATTTTAATAAATCCAACGTATCTACGGATGAAATTAAAAAGGGCAAATCCATCACATTTAGATTATTATATGGCGGAGTTACTAAAGAATATGAACATATAGATTTTTATAAACAATTACAACCGATTATCAACGCATTATGAATGCAATATTGTAAAACAAATAAAATGGTATTACCTATTATAAATCGATTAGTTAAAAATTTAGATAATAAATATAAGGTCTTTAATTATATTATACAAAACATAGAAACTAAAAGAAACACAACCGTATTAAACAGGTTAAATGAATATTTAGCCGATAAATCAACGAAACCAATATTGTATACATATGATTCGTTTTTAATAGATTATGATATATCGGATGGAAAGGATGTATTACGTGAAATAACAAATATAATAACGGATAATGATAAATACGGCGTAACGTTTAAAGTTGGCATTAATTATGATTGTATGAAAAGTTTTACAACATTTTTTTAGTAAAATTAATATTTATATATAAGAATACGATATGAGGATAAATATGGATTATAGAAAAAAGATATTGTTGTGTACATTTGCAGATGAAACGAATATTCAAAAGACTTTAAATTTAATATGTAAAACATATACGGTAGTTAATAATAAGGTTATTGTTTTGTACGACGAACAAAATCCTTCATGCATGTATTGTATTTATAATATTTATGAACATTTGCACGAGGGACAATTAGAAAAAACAATATTATTACATAGAAGGCGCGATACCAATACGTTGTATACTATAAATAGTTTAAATAAGTTAATTTGTAAATTAAATAATGGTAAATTAGATCCATCTTATAAGATTGATTGAAAAAGTATTGATAATACATTACTATTAACTAAAAATAATAAATTAATAACAATAGACACTAAATTGGCATTTGTGTATATGCATAATACATAAACAGGGGAATTATATGAAGGCTGCATTGCTAGAAATACTAGATAATAAAAAACGTATTATTGAAGGTGTTCAAGAATATACTTCTGATAGCGGAAAAACAGTTATAACCTTTAAAGAACAAGCCGATAATAATTCGGTTAAAATTACGACTAAATTATATGTAGATTTTAATTTAAATGATTTACCTGAAACATACCAAGAAAATTTTATAGAATTAAGCGAACTGTTGGAATTACAATGGGCCGATTTAATTAAAAAATGGTATGAGGGTGATTTAGAAGAAGCTGAAGAGGAAGTAGAAGAAACTGAAGCTGAAATAGCTGAATTAGAATAATGATTGGCAATTTACCAAAATTAAATATCAATGTTTCACCGACAGATTCTAAGAATATTGATAAAATAAAGGATATAAAAAGAATGTCTAGAATTAAGGGGTGAAATTATTATATTGATGATAATATAAATAATATGATCGGTAGTACAGACTTAGATTTATATACTATAATGAAATTACTACAAGATGAAGATCATATAAAGTTTTCGAATATTATAAAGCAGGAGACATAAAATGAATATTAGTTTTAAAAAATTATTATTGGAAAAAATAAATAAAACTGATTTAGAAAATAAAATGTTGGTATATATAACTAAATTAGAGGGTCATATTGAGATGTTTATGGATGAAAGACGAAATTTAGAAGGGTTATTAGATAATTTAGAAAAATACGATTTGCAAATAGGTGATTATATTGCATCATTAAATGCAATAGTTAATTATGCTAAAAAAACTAAAAACCTAACAGAGGCAACTTTAAAAATAATTAACGGCGTCAATGAAGGTAAAATGTTATCTGAAATAACTAAAATAGAAAAAGCCGATAACACGGTTATGGATTATTTAATTGTATATAAAAATTCTATTACTGAGTTAAATAAAGAATTTGAAGCTTTAGATGATTTTTATGCAGATGGAGATATTAATGAAATATCAAATCAATATAATACAATTTTAACTAAAATTTGGAATATACTAAATAATCTAGAAACTAAAACCACTGGATTTAAAACTAAATTAGAAGAAATATTTAATAAAAAGGGTAAGCCTAGAGGTAGGGGAGCTGTTAATTACGGGAATGAATCTGAAGAAATAGATGACGATGAGGAAGAATAATGAAAAAATTTAATATCTTTAACGCAATGATGAAAATGGAAGAATCGGAAATTATTATTCCATCTAGAACAAAGATTAAATTTAATAATTTAATGGAAAGATATATATTGAAGGTTACATCAGATTATATAAATGAATATATAACCGTTGACGCTGGTATGTATTTTGATAAAGTTCTACAAGAATATTTAGATCCTGGAGAAATTATTGAGATCGCTCTGTTTGAAGCCTGAGATAAGAATAAATATCCAGCTACGAAAAATAAAATACAGGAACTATTAGATAACCAAAATATTACAGATTTTACAGCTCAATTATCAGAATCAATTGCGTTGCCCATTTTAAAAACGAAACAAAAATTATTTTAATACGAAATAAAGTACTGAAATACGTTATATTTTTTGAAACGTCGAGTAGTAATACATATATATTATTAACTGCTCGACGTTAAAGTAAATAAAGCAAAAAGCAGAAAGAAAAAAGAAGAAAGAAAAACGCATAATGCGTATGGAGGAATGATTTATGAGTTCAAGAGATGATTTCGATATTAACATGGACGAAATTACAGAGTTAGTAAACGATTTACGAAAAAACAACAAGAACGGTTCTAAAAGCCGTTGGACCCCAAGCAATGGTACTACGACAATTAGAATAGTACCTTATGCTAAAAACCATGGAAACCCCTTTGTTAGATTATACTTTCATTGGAATATAGCAAAAACCCCTCTTTTATCACCAATTTCTTATGGAAACCCGGATCCAATTAAAGAGGCATCAGAGGCGCTACTAGAAAAGGCAAAAACTGGAACTAAGGAAGATTGGATTTTTGCTAAAAAACTAGAACCTAGTCTTAGAACGTACGTACCAATTATTGTTAGAGGCGAAGAAGAAGCAGGTGTTAAATGGTGGGGATTCGGAAAGGCAATTTTTGAAGAATTGATTGAAGTTATTCAAAGTGGCGATTATGGAAATCCTATTCATCCTATTACGGGCCACGACATTAAAGTAGAAAAAAAATCTAAAGAAGAAGCCGGCAACGATTATGGCAAAACCACTGTTAGAGTTATGCCTAAAGAGACTCCAATTACAAATGACAAGGAACTTCTTAAGTCTATTTTAACCGATCAACCGGAAATCGAATCTTTATATCCAGCTCCATCATATGAAGAACTTCAAAAGGCTTTAGAAATTTATTTGAATCCTGAAAAAGAAGATGATGAAGAAGAAGAAATTTCAAATGAAATAAACAGCATTATTGATAATAATGAACAAAACGATGATATTACCGAAACTAATACGGATTCTGTATTTGGAAAATTCGATGATGTATTGGCACAGTTAAAATCTAATAATAAATAATATTAATTGCGTGCGACCCTATAATATTATTATAGGGTCGCATTGTTTATAGGAGTGTTTATATGAGAGACGCGGAATATCAAAAACAGTTAGTACAGGGGTTAGCTGAAAAATTAACGACCCTGAATAAAAAGAACGATGAAAGTGAAATATATTTATTTGAATCCGATATAACACCGACCGATATACCAGGTTATGTATCCTCTGGGTCAGATTTGTTAGATATAGTAATGACTAATAGACGTAATGGCGGATTTCCGTTTGGAAAAATTATTGAATTGCAGGGATTAGAGGGTTCTGGAAAATCCTTAATTGGTAGTCATGCATTAGCGAATGTTCAAAAAATGGGTGGCATAGCTGTATATATTGATTCAGAGGCGGCGGTTAATAGAGAATTTTTACAAGTCCTCGGAGTTGCATTAGATCAATTAATTTATATATCAACTGATACCGTTGAATCGGCATTTCAAAATATAGAAGATATAGTAACTACTATTAGAAATGATGATGCTGATATACCCGTGGTTATTTTAGTAGATTCTGTTTCAGCCTTAAAAACTAGAGCAGAGGCAGAAACTGATTATGGTACAGATGGATATGCTACGCATAAAGCTAGAATTATGGGTAAAGCTATGAGAAAGCTGAATGTGATGTTGGCTAGACAAAAGATATGCGTGATATTTACATCACAATTAAGAATGCAATTAGGCGTGAGTTTCGGTGATAAATGGTGTGTAGACCCATATACAACCAACATAAAAATAAGATATGACGCACCTAATTCAAATGAATCGATTAAAGAAGAAGTTACAATTGCTGAATTTTCTGAAAGATTTTTAGGGATAACAGATTTTGAAAATCCTGAAGAATACGATTTGCATGGAATGAATATAGAAATTTTAGGATTCGATAATGAAACTCAAAGGCAAACATATTCCCTAATAAATAAATTTATTGTAAAGTCTCCGGTAAATAAATATTATAGTGATGGAATATTAAACGGCTCCGCTGAGCATCGAATAATTGAAAATAATAAAAACATTTTTTTAAAGGACCATTCCGATTTTAAGGTTATAAACGAGCCTTTAAAAATAGTAGATTTTGATATAAATAAAACACACAATTATTATGCTAACGGCCGCTTAAATCACAACACTACGAGCGGCGGTAAGGCTTTAGGATTTCATGCCAGTATTAGAATACGATTAGCCAATTCGGGTAAAATAAAATTAACTAGTAGTAAGGATGTTATAGGGACAAATATTAAAGCCAAAATTATAAAAAATAGATTAGCCCCACCGTTTAAAGTGGCAGAATTTCCATTATATTTTACGTCCGGTATAAATAATACACAAAGTTATCTACCACTAATAAAGGATTTAGGATTAATATCTGGAAGGTCTATTGTATTTAAAGATACCAAAATACCGTTTGTCCAGGCTACATTTTCAGATACAGTACTTAATACGCCCGGATTGAAAGATTATCTATATGAAGAAATTTGTAAGGAACTTATAGTTAAATACGTTAAACCAGAAGAAATAAATTTAGATGACGTCGAGGTCTCAGACGGTCCATTAGAGGAATGCTAGTATAATGAACAATATTAATGATGTGTTGAAAGACATATTAACTAGAAAACCAATAATACAACATAAAGATGATAATATTTTATTGGTCGATGGGATGAATACGTTTATTAGATGTTATTGTGGGGCAAATACGTGTAATTTTAATGGTGTGCATATAGCCGGTATAACTGGTTTCATACAATCAGTAGGATATGCATTAAACCGATTTAAATCGACCAGATGCATTATAGCATTTGACGGTCCCGGTGGAAGTACTGCCAAACGTAAAATATATCCAGAATATAAATTGAAACGTCACATGGCCGCCTCTTACAACCGTCGTGATGATGTTGATAGTGAAGATAATTCAAAATGACAATTAAATATTTTATATGAATTATTAAATCATTTACCGATTACTGTATTAGCTATGCCGTATATTGAAGCAGACGATGTTATATCTAAAATTGTTAAATATAAATCAGATTCCAAAATAACTATTATGTCGACGGATGCAGACTTTTTACAATTAGTATCTGATAATGTACAAATTTGAAGTCCTGTAAAAAAGAAGGTTTATGATATTAACAGAGTCTTAGATGAATATGGTGTACATCCACATAATTTTATATTTCAAAAAATAATATCCGGAGATAGTTCAGATAATATTCCAGGGGTAGAACGGTTTGGTAATAAAACCGTTGCTAAATATTTTCCAATATTGGCAGACCCCGATAAAAAAAATATAGATGCATTATTTGAGTGCATCAAAGAAAGAAAAGGTAAATTAGTTGACAATTTTAATAAGAGTCGAGATTTATTAGAACGAAATTATAAAATAATGGATTTGGATGATCCGCTGGTATCTGGTACAGCTACATTAAAAATACACAATATTGTTAATGATACTCCTAATAAATTAAACGAAATGCAATTTAAAATAGAATTTCTAAAATATGGATTAGATTCTGGAGTACGAAATTTGAATGATTTAATGATTACATTTAATAGATTGCATTTACTTATAAATAAGGAGACTTAATGGCAGATACTTTTCAAAAATATGGAACATCCTTTCAATTAAAACTATTAGCGCAATTAATAAAGTATCCTAAATTTCTAAATCAAATTTCTGAAATTATAAAGCCTGATTTCTTTGATTCTGAAACAAACCAATGAATTTTAAATACAACATTGAAATATAACAGTACTACTAAAGGGTCTCCTACGCCAGAAGTACTTTCTATCGAAGTTAAAAAATCAGGTGTTACAGATATAGTTAAGATTGCAATAGTTGAAAATTTAAAAGATGTATTCAAATATATGGACGAAACCGATGATGAATATATCCAGCAGGAAGCATTGGGGTTTTGTAAAAATCAAAATATAAAACAAGCTTTATTAGAATCTGTAATGCATTTGAAGAACGGAAAATATGAAGACATTAGAACTACACTATCTGAGGCTTTAAATGCGGGTAGTGATATAGATTACGGATTAGATTATAATAAAGATTTTGAAATTAGATATGATGAAACCCATAGAAAATGTATAATTACTCCTTGGGAACAGATTAATGAATTGACGCAAGGCGGATTGGGAGCAGGAGAATTGGGTATTATAGCTGCTCCACCGGGATCAGGAAAATCTTGGATGCTAACTGCTATTGGGGCGCATGCTCTCAAAATGGGTAAAAACGTATTACACTATACATTAGAATTGAATAGAAATTATTCCGCACTTAGGTATGACGCCAACATAACCGGATATGGATTTCAAGATTTAAAGTTTCATAAACCAGAAGTTAAATCGACCTTAGATAATTTAAATTTGGGTAGATTATTTGTTCATTTTTATCCACCTGGAAGAGTAAATGCAAATAATCTATATAGTCATATAAAACGCTTAGAAGGTGTAGGGTTTTATCCAGATTTAATTATAGTAGACCATTTAGATAATATGCGGCCGATTAGAGAAGGTAAATACGCTAGCGATAAATACGAGGCGCTCGGCGATGTTTGTGAAGAATTGCGAGCATTAGCTGATGATATAGGTGTGCCAGTTTGATCCGCTAGTCAAGGTAACCGTAGTAGCGAATCTGAAGAATATTTAGCCGGTAAACATTTAAGTGATAGTTATAAAAAGTTAATGGTAGCAGATTTTGTAGCAGGCTTACAACGCCGAATAGAAGATAAAGCAAATAATACTGGCATGTTATCCGTTATTAAAAACCGGTTTGGTCCAGACGGAATATTATTTCCAGCCGATACAAATATGTCAAATGGTAGAATACTATTACACGATACAAATACTGAAGCTGGACAACGAAAAAAGAATGACAGAAAAAACGATCAAATTACTACTAGAAAATTGATACGCCGTGCGCTACATGAGGCAGGTGTAGAATGTTAATGAGGGCGGGCGATGAATAATAAATATACCAACGTTTATGGTGAAAATATAATTAATCCGAATTCTAAACAAACCATGACTACCAATACTAGATTAGCTGAAATAGAAAAGGTTTTACAATCCGGAGAAACTATAATAATTAATAATAAGCAGATAAAGGAATTGTATAATTTAATTTCTACGATAACTGATGTAGAAATAGAATTGGATGAAGAACAATTAGATAAATTAATTACTAAGTCTTGATATTTGGAAGAATTAAATATATCTGAATGGAATGCAGCAGATATACCAAAAATGAAAAATTTATTAATTGGTAAATCTATATATAATAGTGAAATACGAATAGGTAAAACTTTTACTAAGGCTGAAGTATTAACAATAAATAGATTAATACAGAATTTTATTAGGTTTATAGAAAAAGATAATATACATTTAGAATATGTATTACATAACGAAGCTGAATATTATACTATGCCGTATCCAATTGGTGAAAACTTAATATATAAATTTGACTTAGTAATGCTTAAACGGCATGACATTCGTAAACTGCGCTATAGAGATATGAAATACGGATTAATTGTATCAAATTTTATTATAGATGCAAATTTAGATATAAGTTGTGAATATTATCAATTAGAATTTGCAACAGTACTATCATTAGGGAGATTATAATGACGAAGAAAGAAATTAATAATTTGGCGAAAGGATATAAAGAAGCTGAGATATATTTTCATATCGATTTAGACGGCGTATTAAGTGCCATGGTAATGATAGAATATTTAAAAACAATAAATGTAAAAACCACTGCCGTACATCCTATTCAATACGGGCCTAGGGAATATTCTATTCCTAAACCCGATTTAAATAAATTGCAAATATTAGTTGATTTTAATAGTGGTAAACCATATATGAATATTCATACTGATCATCACGATAAACAAACTGGATTTATCGATACGGCGTTAACATCATTTGAAATTAATAGATCTAATGCAACAACCTTGAATAAAATTTTATTTGATGATAAATTATTAAGTAAATTAGATTCATTTGTTGTAGATACTATCGATTCAGCGGATTACGCAAGATGAAATATTACACCGACTGATGTAATACAGCCTATAGACGGTGAAAAATACATAAATTATAAAGATCGAGTAAAATATTTAAAATTTGGGTTATTAGTAAATAAATTATTATTATCGTTTAAAAATAAATTAGACTTTATGAAAACAGTGGTTTTAGACAGTGATTGTAATCTCAAATCAATATATTCTACTATTACCAATTATATTAGTGATAATAAATTAGCAGATATGAATGAAATTTCAACTAACGGAAAGGTATATGCAGATGCACAAAAACTTAGCGAAAATTCATTTATGAAGGGCCACAACGCAATGATTTATGGCTTAGCAGGGTCGGCTCGTAATTCTGGATCATATGATAGATATACGTTATTTAAAAATTATCCAGATTCAAATTATGCAATAGTGTGTTGGCCAATGGGATTAATACAGATATCTAAAAATCCATTTAAAAAAGAATATAATCCTCACATATTAAGTGATATTGCGTGGAAGGTTCTGAATAAATATAAATCGGAATTAAGCAGGCCCGTATCATTAGGATATATGAAATTAATAAATGAATTAAATTTAAATGCAAAAACTGGAGCCGGCAAAAATGCAATAGGTTTTACATTTGAAGATGCCTATAACAGATATAAACCTATTATAGAATTTAAAATTTATACAAAATTAACCGAAGAAAATAATACTGTTGATACGATTGATACTATAAAGGCCAGGTTGTCCGAATTAATGATTAAACATTGAGATGAGTTAACAGAAGACGAGCAACTAGAATTGAACGAAATAAAAATACCTTTGTGGGATATTATTAAGTCTTCTAGTGGTGGACATAAAGATATTACTAATATATCTAATTTAAATTTACTTGGTAAAGAATATATATCTACGTTAAAAAAAATATGAATGGATATAGGTACTGAAATGGAAACTAAGGTATTACTAGATTATAATAATCCTACACAAGAAAATATAGATTTACCATGTATTAATGTTCCAAAGGCAATTATTACTGACTTTACTAAAAATATGGAATTCGTTATGATTGCCGAACCCTTTAATAACATTAAAATTAAATTACTAGATAAATTTATAAATAAATATAACGGTATAAGTTGGAATATTAAATTTGGAGATGAAAGAACTTCTATTTGAAATGGAACATTGCAGGCCTGATTACAGAGCGGATTAATTAATAATATTAATAATTATAATATTTCAATTGAAACAAAAAATATTTCAAATGATATTGCACCTATGAATGTCCCCGTCAGTTCTGAGTCAACACCCTTTGATAATAGATTAGAATACGGAAAAGATGCCGAGGCAGCAGTATTGAAAGACCTGCAACTTCGAAATATTCAGGCTACAGCGGCTTCGATTATACCAGGTTGGTCCGCTGAAAAAGATTTAAAATACGGTGATATTTATGTTAAGAATGCAAATAATACAATATATATAGATGTCAAACGAGGCAGAACACAAAATGGTGACTTAATAGGGTCAGTTTCAGAACGGTCAAAAGACGATTTTGCGGGTGATTACTATGTATTTACTAATGGGATATCAGTAACCGGTGCAAAGGTATTAAAGGCTAGAAGTGTAAAGGCCTACATGAATAAGGTTAGAAATCTAGATACTCTTCCGTCCGGCGATAAAGGTTGAAAATTTAATTTAGATAAAATGAAAACTGCTATTGCATATGAAGATTGGTTGAATCTAATAAGGAATTAATCATGAAGACCGTATATAAAGGAATACTAATAATTAAATGGTACCGAGATAAACCATATTCTTGAGTAACTAAACGATACTTTTATACGCCGTTGAATAAAATATTTTGAAATTTTTATTTGGTTATAAAATACAAGAGAAATACACAATACTATAAACCTAACCAAATATTGGCTTTACGTAAATACATAAAATTGCACATTTGCAAACAAACACTAGATGGATATATAATAAATAAATCTCTTTCAGATTTATATAATAAAGAGACATTATTAATACGGTGTTTATCTAAACAAGACAATAGCTATATCGGGTGTCCGCATAATACAGTTAAATTAATAAATCTTGGCATTTATAAATTTTGAAAATTGTACGACGAAAATGCAGTGTTCGGTAAACACAAAGATGGGAGTTGATATGCCTGAAACGGTAAAGATGTCGCAAAATTAAAAATTAGAAAATCAGCCTCAATAGAAGAGGTTAAAGAACTATTATGAAAGTTATATAAAAACCCGATTGAAAGGGCAGAAGACTACGAATTAAAGGTAAATAAAGAAATTAGAACCGAAACTAAAAATATATTAAGCCAACTAAGGGAGAGTAAACAAAATGATTAATGTAATAGGAATTAAATATGATTAATAATGATTTTCAACGAGAAATATGGGTACAGAACCATAAAGCCCCTAATGAGCGTTCTATAAAGGACACCTGAAAAAGAATAGCAACCGCAAATGCCTCAATTGAAAAAGACTTTGATAAATGATACAATGAATTTTATAATTTATTATATAATTTTAAT